TTAATGACATTAATGACATATTACATAACACAATGACCGCCAACCGTCATTATTACCGTCGTCTGAATAACCAATCTAAGGTCTACCTAATGAGCTTTGCATTGAACGGAACTACTGGATTGGTTGAATTTACGGTTTCTCCAACAAGTACAGCCATTGTCACAGCGAATGTTTACAGTAAGGCGGTTCGGACCACAACAATGGGTGTAGACGAAACTACCGAGTGGATAACACCTAGTGTATCTACTACCCCTCGGATAACTATCGCAGACAATTTATTTAAATCAGTCATTGGGTTTGGAGCAGGTAACTATCCGGTAGCAACCTTAAGAACAAATACATCAGATACCTCAGAAGAGACATTCGTTGGGACATCGTTACCTCTTTTATTAGCAGAAGGTAACCGTGTTTATTATAAACCTAACAACCCACAATTTGCACAGCAGGGTGCAGTTACGTCTAGTTCTAGAATTACACGTATAAAGTATGATACGATTACAAATTCGGCTGCATCGTACACGACCGCCTTTGGATTACAAGTATCTAATGCACTCGCATACGGAGTTCCAGCAAATGGGTATACGATAAAAGATAAACTTGGTTATCCTAATAAAAATACACCAGTGGTTACCGCAACGGGGGAGATGAGATTTTGCCGTTAATAATATCATAAACAAATCATAATAAATGAAATGGAATATTATGTTTTGTACACCAGTTTTGGCATTTCTGTACATTATTTCGTATAATTGTTTCTATTTTATCGTATTTGGTTTTTTTCTTAATGAGAGTGACGGTATAATAAATATTTTCTAGTTGCTGTTGTCCAAAAACCGAATTATATTCATTTACCTTTGTTAGAAAATGAAGGGGGAGTTTACAATTTAAAAAACGAGAAGCATTATGTGTATTTGGCGCAACAGACATTGTTTCAAACGATCTATGTAGATATGGATAAAACGGAGTACAAGATTTAAATATAAACCCCTTACAAACCAAATATTTTTCAGAATTGGCATAACGGCTCGTATGCGGTTTGACGATATAGACATTTTCGTAAAATGAAGAAAGAATATATAGTATATCCAATGTATGTTCCATAAAACAGTCAAAAATTTTCAATATAAATGTTCCTCCTGCTTTCTGCATGACTAGTGCATAGCACATTTGAGCAAACAATAGATTAGCTATATGTAATTCTTGCTTATTAAAGTCAGTTGAAAAATCAAACCCACCGTCCGCTGTAATTAATTCCATTGACGATGCATATCGGGTCTTACAATATTCAAAGTTTGGCAAAGATAATATATTTCCAGTTTTATCCACACCTGTCTCTATATATACATTCCGGTTCTGACCTAAAAATGTTTCTGTCTTTTTCCAGCTGGGTATATTCGGGTCGTTTTCATTATCGATCAATGTCATTCCGGTGTATACATCGTGTTTACAACTGCGAGATTTGGCAATCGCTTCTATAAATCCTCCCGGTCCCTCGGCCAAATGAAAGGTACGGATTGGCTTGGAATTATACTGTAAGTGAAACAAGTTTATTAATTCCATCATCTTAAAATAAGATCTTGATAGGGGTGTATATTTGGATACGCATTTCTTTTTGTATGGGACTACCGTGTGTATATATTCATATGGATTAGTATATTTCTTAAAGATATCCCATTCGTTCTCAATTGGACTTATTCTATGTTTAATATCAGAAAGATAGCTAGATAGGGCCTGTGAGATAAACGGGTCAGATATGTTCTCGCTACTACTATATTCTATATTTGTATACACATTCATATTGCTGCGTGGAAGTAAATAGTATGTCATGTGAATAATAATATTTTATGTTAATTATTATTATTGTGTAATTTCTATATCATTTACAATACTTCGTTATTGTGTTTGGTGTTGTATCCACGTCCCGGTAAAAATATATGAATTCTTATACTTACATACACACATAGTCCGATTATCACTTATCTACGGGGATCTGCTGCAACACAACCTTTCTTTTTGCCTTACGTGCAGTTGTAGGTGTTATAATGGTTTCGGCTTGGTCGGGCTCGGCCATTAAATCTTCCACCGTTTGCTCTGTCTCTAATGCAGTTCTTGCAACCATATCCGCAACCTTCTTCGCGTCCACACTGCGTACTTTCTTAAATACAAAATATCTGTTCATAAATGATATACGCTTTTCTTCTGATGACATATGAGGTGCCATACCGTATTCTGAACTTCGTCTAGGGTTATGTTTTATTTCTAGTTGCATCTGTGCGTACATTTCTGAAAATAATCCGGTGCTGTCGGGCAAATTCATTCCAGCCGCCTCTTCCTTCGTAATGAGTATAAATCCATAATCTTCCATTACTCGTTGGTAATAGTCAAAGTTTACTAAGTATTCGCGGAAAGTCTGATTGATACTCTCTTGGTATACGTCAATTGGATATCCTAAGCTCATTTCATCATCCGGAAACCCGGTTTGGTCATATCGCTTAGTGACTTCGTATATCTTTCGTTCATTTTTAATTATAGTCATACTTTCTCCGTTATTCTTATTTTGCAAGAGATTAAATACAGTACGTCCGTCATAGCAGGTTCCGATGAAATGTCCACCTACCTTGGTACATTCCGATATATTTCTTAGAAATTGGTGGAAAGGTATCTTGTTTTCAAAGAAATAATGTATTGCGAACTGGCAAGAACTGATATTAAACCCTTGTTCTGCTACACCATACTGATTATAGACACCTTTACCCAACATCGTTAGGTCTTTCGGGCCATTTCCAAATACGGATTTCGTAATCTGCTTATCCTTTTCTGTATCTAGTGCCTGAGTACTTCGTATATTCTTACCACTGTCTCCGTTTACAAACAATACTTTGGGCATATTCGTATACTTCTTACAGGCTTTTATGTATCTAGCACACGCACCGTCCAACTGATTATGTATGTTATCCTTTGATATATCTATGCCAAATACAAACTTTAAATTTGACATTCGCCATTTTGCCATATCGCCCGCTTTACCTACCGCATAGTCTACGAGTGTATCTCCGCGGTTCGCTACACCAGTAATTAAATTTTTCTTTACAAGTAAATTGTGAAAATCACGCAGACCTTGTGTGCTCGTTTCTACACTTGACCTATTGTAATAAACTTCGTCTGTTCGTTCAAATGATGGAATGTTGTCACCGGTTGATATTACTGTATCTGTAATTGGATAATGTATTGATCGCCAATTACTATTTGCTACGTGATATGCATTCCCGTATTCTGGCTTGCCCGCGCGTAGTTTGGCAATCTTATCGTAACGTACTCGTAGGGGTACCCACTGCCAACCCTCCTTGTTTTCCATTACATACTTAAACTCTACGATCATATCGTCTTCAAATGTCTCCCCTTCTTCGGTTTGCATATATTTATTATCTCCCCCAGTTAATGGTACATTACATATATGAGCTTGTGGGTCATATGGATTAGTTGGTTGAAACGGCACTGGTTTATATGTATCCGCATCGTCCACGTCTGCTGGATTGGGTAGCTTATCGTTTAGTATGTCCTGACAAGGATTTAAGAAACCGTGTTTGCGTTCATCAAACCCGCATCTCAGTACCAACGTTTTATATTGAACTACTTCCAATGCATTCACATTTAGACCTGACTGGAACACATTACTAACGGCGTCGCGCCCGGTTTTGTCCTTTTTTACAGATACCAAAAAGTCAATTGTATTGTATTCCGGGGGTTTCCATTTAAATGAATGTTCCCACGTCATCTTCTTCAACGGACCTACACCATTCACCATATCTCCTCCCACTGGGAACTTAGCCGGCGTAAATATCAAGCCGTCAGTGTTGTATTCAAATAGATTATCCTTTATTTCAGACAATTTCGCAGAACAGGCTGCAAATATAGTCCCGTGGGTTGCATCGGAATAGAATACCTTTGACCGTACGACCATTCCTACCGATTTTGTATTTGGTTCGTCTGTATTATCTAATATAGACCTTGGCTTTAATAATCCAACTACTTCGTTCATTAACGGCAATCTATAATTCGTTGGAGGCACTTCTCCTTCTTCCAGTTCCAGGTTTTCTTCTACGTTATCTGTTTTTACAAATGGAAATTCACGGACGGACTTCGCGTGTACGTAATACACATCAAAGGCTGCATATACATTGATAATATTACCCAGTTTGTCAGCTTTGATATGTTCTCCGTCAAGTAAGCTATTGAATATCGTTTTTTCATTGGTTTTTGTACCCGTAAACATTACATTCATGTTACTGTCTATCATATAGATTTTACCATCATTGGCTATATACAGCAGCATTCGGTCTCCATCCGCCTTTTCCGTCACAGTATAATCTTTACGGATATTTGTACTCAACGACCCCTCCACCGGTTCTACTATATGTTCTACTTGCAATGTCGTGGAACTCGGTCCGACGAAATCGTTATAGTTTACCCATTTAGTTGGGTGTTCTTCACCGTGTAACAATTTCATATACGACTGTAATATGCTCTCTCGTTCTAGATACGAAATCGGATATTTTGTCCCTTGCAGTCCGCTTAATATTATACGAATACATTTACGGATTTGTATCATCAACTCCTTTGCATCAACATAGGGTGTACCACGGCCAACACGCGAGTTATCTATTTCCAGTTCTATCTCATACGTCTCTGGATTATTAAATATATTCGCTTCTTGGACTGTATATGTCATAACGTGGATACCCTTTACCGTTTTGGCGGATTTTACAATACTTACGTCTACAAATAATGGATAATCTGGGTGAGAGAACCGAACGCGGTTTAGGTTACGAAATCGTTTCTTTGAGTCTGTCCAGTTGGTTATAATACTCTTTACCGAGTTGGAATGAACGTTGTAATCCTGTTCTGTCTGGTAAGACACTCTGAAATTATAATCGGTCATGTCTACCTTGTTTATAAACTCTCCACTGGGACGTTTTGCAGTCATCTTCTGTGTAAATTTCATCTTATTTGATAACATTGAAGGCATATCCATCACCTTTTGTATATTGTTTGTACGACAGTACTCCTGGATAAGGTCAGACCCTACTATTTCAGCACGAATGTTAGACGTGGTTATACGTCCCGTACGAGTATCCATATACTCAGTATTTATACGCAACATTTGGGTACCAGCCACAACATCTGGT